GGGAGCCGGCGGTGCCTTTTTTGGGGCCACTTTCTTCTTGGCGACTGGCGCGGGTTTTTTGCTAGTTGCCACAGATTGCTCCATGTTTGCAAGGATTCGCGCCGATTGCGCCGGATTCGTCTGGGGTCGCCGTGGCGGAGCGATGCCGTCGTATGCAATCAAGTCAGACAACCCAGATCTCACACAAGAAGAAGCCGACCTCCTCAAGCAAAAGTGGATGGAGCATTACGGCGCACGATCACGCATCCCCGCCGTCTTGAACGCATCGACAAGCATCCAAGAACTCACCGCAAACGCGAACGACGCACAACTCGTCGAAGCAAGAAATCAGTCAATACTCGACTCGGCCAACATTGTCGGCGTACCCGGTGCAGCAGTCGGAGCACCGAACCAGACACGCACCTACACCAACACCGAACTCCAAGCGATCGAGTACATCAAGACAAGCCTTCGCCCATTGACCACCCGCATCGAGCAAGCAATGACGGACCTCATCCCTCGAGGCCAATACGCTCGATTCACTTTCGAGTCAATGCTTCGAGCAGACACACTCACCCGCTATCAAGCACACAAGATCGCACTCGACGCCGGCTTCCTCACAGTCGACGAAGTACGACACATAGAGAACCTTCCAACACTTGACAACTACGACAACTACGAAGACAACCCGACCGACTCAATCGACGCCGAGGATGATCTAGATCCGACCGTTGACCCACTAGAAGGAATCGACCAATGAAAGAACTCGAACTCCGCTCCTACGACATCGAACTCGAACTCCGTCAAGACGGCGACGGACGAACCATCTCAGGCATCGTCGTACCGTATGACGTCGAGCAACGAATCAACCCGTCACTCACCGAAGTATTCCGACGCGGAGCGTTCGCCGCAGTCGCCAGAGAAGCGCATCGCGTCAAACTCCTAGTCGGTCACGACTCACAGAAACTCCCGATCGGACGCGCCACACTTCTACGCGAAGACGACCGAGGACTATACGGTGAGTTTCGTGTCAGCAAAGGCCAACGCGGGGACGACATTCTGGAACTCGTAAAGGACTCAGCCTTGACCGACTTCTCGATCGGATTCCAAGCATTGAAGGACCGACGCCGACCAGACGGAGTCGTCGAACGAATCGCGGCGCACCTCGCCGAAGTCTCACTCGTCACCTTCGGCGCATACGGCAAGAACGCCGCCATCGCCGGCGTCCGAGAAGAATCAACCACTCCGAACCTCGACGCCATCGCCGAACTACTAAAGCAACTAAAAAAATGAAAAGCACACAAGTAGCACTCAACGCAACAACCGACACGCAGATCATCTTGGCCGAGCCACTTGCGCGAGACTGTCTTCTTCACGTCCTCACCTCAGCGACAATCTATGTCGGCCCGTCTGGAGTGACATCAAGCACCGGCCTCAAAATAGACAACGCCGCCGGCCCTATCGCGATTACGGTGCCAAGCAATGAGACGCTCTACGCAATCGCCGCAACGGGAACACCAACAGTCTCCGTCCTTGTCCCCGGCGACTAAGTCATGCCGTGGCACGTTGAAGAAGATCGCGAAGACTGTCAAGGCTTCGCAGTCATCAAAGACGAAGACGGCTCTCTTGCCGGATGCCACCGCACCGAGGCTCAAGCAGATCGCCAACTAGCCGCGCTCTACGCATCGGAAAAAAACAATCGCGCCGTCGGTGATCCACCCGCCATCGTCACAGACATTGACGGCACACTTCTCATCGGTAGAGACATCAACACGGACCTAGTCGAAACACTCAACAACTCAGACGCGGCCGTTCTTGTTGTCAGCGCAAGAGAACCCGATCAACGGTCACAAACAGAAACTCGACTCGGAGAGATAGGTCTCAACTACGACGAACTCTTTCTCGTTGGCGGTGCTAACGCAACGACGGCAAAAGTCCAGAAAGTCAACGAACTACTCGAACGCTTCGACATCATCGCCGCCTACGAGAACAACGAGACAACACGACGCGCCTATGCCGACATAGGCATCGACGCTCGCAACCCGATCAGCAACCGGAGTGTCGCCGAGCAAATACTGGCAGACATCCGCGCCAGACGCTAAACTCGCATCTAGTCGGCACCCCACCGAACGGAGCGCGAGCACCCCGCAATAGCGGCACCCTCGGCCGTTGCGCGATGGCACCCCGTTGAAAACCCATCAACATCGGAGAACAACCGTGAACTCATTCCTCAATCAACTCAATGAAACCCGCAACAACAAGCAAGGGATCATCGACGCAACACTCAACCTCGCAGCCGAATCGACTCGCGACATCACAGACATCGAACTCGCAAACATCCAAGCCCTCAAACTTGAGATCGACAAACTCGACGAGCGCATCGCACAAGTCGCAGATCTTGAAACACGCAAAGCAGCAGCCGCCGAACTTCAAGCCTCCGTCCCATCGACCGAGGTTCGTTCCGCAGCACCCGCCCGCGTCATCAGCGAAGAAGCCACCTATCACGAACGCTCCGAGCGCGACTTCCTCGCAGACGCAATCGCAGCCGAGTTCGGTGGCTCATACGAAGCCCGCGAGCGCATTCAGCGTTACCAGAACGAAGTCCGCGTCGAGAAGCGCGACTCCGGCACGTCAAACTTTGCCGGGTTGGTCGTACCTCAGTATCTCGTCGATCAGTTTGCACCGCTTCGCCGTGGAGGTCGCAAGACTCTCGACATCTCAAGCAATGCAGCACTCCCCGCTTCCGGTATGACCGTGAACATTGGCCGTCTCACAACGGGAATAACCTCGTATGTGCAGGCGTCAGAGAACACCGCACCAACAGAATCAAGCCCAGACGACACACTCCTCACGGTCAACGTGAACACCGTCGCGTCAATGTTTGACCTCTCGAAGCAAGCAGTCCTCCGTGGTACTGGCATCGAGACTCAGTTGCTCGGCGACGCGATTCGTTCGTACCAGTCGAAACTCGATCAACTCGCAATCAACGGATCAGGCTCATCAGGTGAGCATCGCGGAATCTTGAACACTTCAGGAATCAACTCAATTACCTACACAGACGCCAGTCCGACTTATGCCGAAGCATTCCCAAAAATTGTGGACGCAATTCAAGCAGTTGCCTCGAACTACTACGGAGGCGCGAACTACATCGTGATGCACCCGAACATGGCCGGCGCACTACTCAAAGCAGTCGACTCCTCGAACCGTCCAGTCGTCACTCCGGCATCTGGCGGACCGATGAATGCACCCGGCACCTACGATCGCCCCGGCTACGACTCACGCTTCTCACTTCTTGGCATTCCAGTCATTGAAGACGCGAACGTACCGACGGACCTCGGCGCAGGAACAAACCAAACTGCAATCATCATCGGTGACTTCAACGAGTCCTACATCTGGGAAGACAACTCAGGCACTCCGCTCTATGTTCGCTTCGAGCAGCCAGACGGCAACATCGCAATCCGTACAGTCGTCTTCGGCTTCTCGGCTTACACCGCCGGCAAGTACCCCGCAGCATTCTCCGCAATCACCGGCACCGGCCTCATTACCGCCAACTGGTAGCGAGAACTTGACTAGTCTCTAGGGAGCACAGCCCTAGAGAGTCAGGATCCACAATGCTCAAGCACATCATCATCGCCGCCCTCGAAAAAGAACTCGAAGGATACGAACGGCGAGGACTCAAAGATCGCGCGAACCAAGTACGCCAAGAGTTGACTCGTCTCGGTCACTCGATGACCACGATCGTCGAGACTGTGCAGGCCGAGACGGTCAACACCCTCACAGATGCCGTCAGCGACGCTCAGACGGCCGTACAGCGCGTCAAGAAGGCCGCAAGCACTCAGACACCCAAGCCCTCAAAAACCACTCGGAAGAAGTAGATCATGGCAATCACGAACGGATACATCACGCTCGCGAACCTCAAGACCTACCTCAAGATCGACGACTCAGTAGACGACGTCATCCTCGAAGGAATCATCGAGTCGGCATCTCGCTCAATCGACCGCATCGCTAACCGTCGTTTCTATGCAGACGCCGCAGCAACCGCCCGCACATACCGTCCGATAGGCAACCTACGAGTCCAGATAGACGACGTATCGTCAACGACTGGACTCATTGTCAAGACCGACCCCGGCTCGACTGGCACCTACGCGACAACCTTCACCCTCAACACGGACTACATCGTTGAGCCAACGAACGCCATCGCGCTCGGACGCCCGATCACAACAATCACCATCGTCGGCCCGACCGCGTTCTCACTACCCGTCAACTACTGGCCACAAGTACAAGTCACCGCTAAATGGGGATGGCCCGCAGTACCAGACGACATCGAGCAGGCCACCTACATCCTCTCAGCCGATCTCTACAAGCGACGCGACTCAGTCGGCGGAGTTCTCGGTATCTCCGAACTAGGCGCGATCAGAATGTCGCCACTTGGTAGAGACATTGCCGCAATCGTACGCGCCTACCGTCGAGAGTTCTTCGCGTGACACCGAACGGAGTACGCGCTGCACTCGGCGTCAAACTAGACACGATCGCCGGCTTGCGATGCTTCGACTACGTCCCCGACTCTCTTGCACCGCCGGCCGCCGTTGTTGAACCGTTAGAGATCGACTATGACGAAGCAATGAACAAAGGTCTCGAGTTCTATCGCGCCTACATCCTCGTCATCGTTGGCCGTATGTCGGACCGTTCATCACAAGACAGACTCGACGCCTACCTCACCGACACCGGCGCATCATCGGTCAAGGCCGCGCTCGAAGCAGATCGCACACTTGGCGGAGCTTGTGCAACTCTGCAAGTAGCATCAGCGAGACCTCGAGAAGTAGTAGTCTCAGGAGTGAACATGATCGCTTACAGATTTGAGGTCCGCATTTATGGCTAACTACAAGATCCTCGTCGAGTCCACACTTGGCGCAATCGGCGACACCGTAACGGACGCCGACATCATCGCCGCTCCCGCAGACATTGAGCAACTCATCGTCTCAGGTATCGTCGAACCAGTATCAACCACCAAAAACACTAAGGAATAGAACAATGGCAGTCTTCGCCCTAACAGATGCACAATTCACGCTGAATACAGTTGACCTAAGTTCGTACGTAACGAATATTGAACTCGTTTATGAGTTCGACGCAGTTGAGACAACTTCGATGGGGGCCACCGGCCACACCAACATCAAGTCCCTCCAGAGCATCTCTTGCACCGTCGAATTGAACAACGACCTCGCAGTCGGCAAAGTGTTCGACACAGTCTTTGCAGCAGTCGGATCAGGCACCAACACTTACATCGTCAAGTCACTCTCGACCGGCTCCCCTAATCCAGTTCTAACGGTATCGAATGCGTTCGTGGCCTCCGCTCCGATCGTTTCTGGCACCGTGGGAGACCTCAGTAAAATGCAGATCACCCTGACCGGCGGGACACTAGTCAAGACATGAGCATCAACGTCACCATTCAGCACAGGGACGAGACACAAACACTCACTACAGTCTGGCCCTCCACGGAAGTCGCACTCGAAGACGAGTTCGGCGTCATCTGGGGAGAAGTCTTCACGGCAGAGTTCGTACCGCAAAAGTATCTCTACTTCGTGGCCTACACCGCCGTCCACGAATCAGGCAAAACACCGCTCGACTTCAAGGAATGGATCAAGACGATCGCATCCGTCGCAGTCGTGGACGGTGATACCCCAAAAGACTCGGACCCGGCTCTACCACTTGGCTCATCGGAGTCCTAGCAGTCAAGACAGGCATCTCACCGCTTGACCTACTCAAAACACCACCCGCAATCCTTCGAGTCATGATCGAGACACAATTCCCGAAGGCCGCCACATTCTCAGGAGATCAAGCATGGCAAGCTCTGGCACTTATGGCTTCCGACTAGCACCCGATCAAGTCGTCAAAGCAGAGATCGTCGGCCTTCGCGAAGTACAACGAGACCTCACAAAACTCGGTCAAGACACAAAGACCGAGATGAAAGAGACACACAAAGCAGCAGCCGAAGTCGTTGTCATGGGAGCCAAAAGGATCGTCCCGTATCGCACCGGCGCACTTGCCGCATCCATCCGCGCACTCGCAACACAATCATCCGGTCGAGTTCGTGCCGGCTCTGCATCTGTGCCATACGCGGGACCGATCCACTTCGGATGGCCATCACGCGGCATCACTCCGAACCCATTCATCTACGACGCAGTCGACTCTCGTATTGACGAGATCAAAGGTCTCTACGCCGAACGCATCGACCAACTCATCAACAAGTACGACCTCGCATCAGGTAAGCCCGTACGACAAGCGCGAGCAGTACGCGCCGCCGCAGGCTTCAACGACAAAGGCAACCTCCCAGACGCACTCCTACGCAACACCGCCGGCGACATCATCGGCGGAGTCTACGGTGACAAGGTCGTCAGGTTCTAGACTGTCATCATGGCTCGCGGAATCTCAGTAGTAATCTCAGGCAACGCAGCACCGCTACGCAAAGCCATCGGAGAAGCCAACAAGAGCCTCGGTCAGATGGGCAAAGGCACAACGCTCGCTATGGGAGCCGCCGCCGCCGCAACGACCGCATTCGCAGCGTCAGCAATCAAAGCCGCAGCAGACGACCAAAAACAGCAAGCCCTACTAGCACGTCAACTCAAAGTCTCCGCCGGCGCAACAGATCAACAAGTCGCATCTATCGAGCGATACATTGACGCGACACTACGATCAGTCGCAGTCTCAGACACCGAGCTCCGTTCCGCGTTCCAGTCGTTGACCGTCGCTACTGGCGATCTCACAAAGGCTCAAGACCTCGTCAACGTGGCAATCCAGACGGGAGCGGGAACAAATAAGTCCGCAGCGACAGTCGCCGAAGCCCTCGCAAAAGGTTACGCCGGCAACATGAGAGCACTCGCACAACTCTCACCCGAAGTCAAGAAAGCAATCAAAGACGGCGCAACCTTCAACGACGTGATCGGGATTCTCAATCGAAACTTCTCAGGCGCGGCACAAGTCGCAGCGAACACTTACGCCGGCCAGATGGCAATCCTTCGCAACTCAATCGACGAAGCAAAAGAGTCCATCGGTAACGCATTCCTCCCCGCACTCAACTCGGTCCTTCCCGCGTTCAACAAACTCGCCACATTCGCCGGTCAGAATGCCGCCCTCATCGGCGGTCTAGCAATCGCCCTCGGAGGCCTCGCAAGTGCCGTCGTCCTTGTGCGCGGAGCGATGGTCACATTCCGAGCAGTCGCAATCGTCACGACCGCCGTCAACAAAGCACTCGCGACATCGTTCACCGCCGTACAAGTCTCCACCGGCGTCGGCATTGCGACCGCGCTTCTCGGCGTCGCCGCGTTCATCAAAATCAAAGCAAGCATGGACAAGGCAACGCAATCAGCGAACGCCTACGCCGGCGCACTCGGTCGAGCCATCACAAGCCAAGAACAACTCAACGCATTCGTCGGACCCGTAGCAACTCGAGACTTCGCAGGCTTCAAAAAGATGCAAGAAGGTCTCACCCTTGCCGAAGCGCAAGCGGCCGTCGCAAAAGAACGCGCCGCAGCCGCATCCGAGAAGTACAAAACAAAAGTCGACGCGCTACGCAGCAGTCTCAAAACCGCGCAAGACAACATCCGCTCATACATCGACGGGATTCGTGACGCCATCGTCGGCACCGTGTCACTCTCTAACGCATTCTCAGACGCATCCAGTCAAGAGAAAGACCGAAGCGACGCCATCACGCAAGCCCTCCAAGATCGCAAAGATGCCTACGGCGGTGCCAGATGCCGCCACGGATGCGAGGTCGGCGTTCAGGCCGCCAATGGTGAGACCTCCCGTTCCTGCGAGTAGATCCTTTGCGA